TGGCAACCAAAAAGAACCATCTCCAGCAGATAAAGTAATTGAAGTAGCTGTAGCAGAAATATTTGCATTAAGTGTAGAGGATAATTCTATTTGTTCTATTGATCTAGCACCAACAGCACTTTTAACACCTTGAAATCTCACATAATTTAATTCTCCTCCTTGAGCTTCTGTAGAGTAATCAGGAAAACTTACAGTCATTATTTTATTTCCGTTTGTTATAGAAAAAGGATTATTAGGTAAAAAATCAGGAGTTGGAAATTCTGTTCTATCAGGTCTTACTTCTATTAATGCTATACCATCTCCACCAATTGGTTTTGGTTCTAATTGTGGTTGCTTAGGTTCATACTCTGTATAATGAACAAAGGAACCATTCCATTCTCTAACCATTTCTCTGTATGGAAATTCCATACCTGATCTATCAGAAATTGCTTTTGAATGTTTTCCTGTTGCGTATTTAGACATTAAGTTCCTGGGTAATAAGCTTTAGGTGTAATAAATGTACTTGAAGCTGAACCATCTTCTTGTAATGCTCTTTGAAATTCATCTTCATAAAATAATTTTATTTGTTGAGTCATTTGTGGTGCGTACTTCATTGATAAATAATAAGCTAAACCTGAAACCATACATGGTACAAATCTAAAAGGTAAATCAGTTGCATTTGTATAAGCACCAATGTCTTGTATTCTTTTTATGTAATAAAAATGCATGTCTTTAGATGCATTACTTGAATCTGGAGTAGGATAAACATTGATACTAACATGATCAATAAATCTTTGCACCCAATATTGATTTGGTGTTCCTTCTGATAATTTATTTGAAAATGCAGCGTAAGTTGATCTATCTACTTTAGTCATTGGACTATCAGATTGATCTGTTTGAGTTCTATTGGATCTTAATTGTGCTTCAAGGACATCGGACATTCCATAAATACCATTTGGATTTGATACAGCACTTGTGCCATCCGCAGCTGATCTAAAAAATTTATATTCAGCTTGTCCTTGTATTAAATCAAGATCAAGTTCGTCTATTTCCCAATAGTGAATACCTCTATTACCCCATTCTTGAAGCATTATGTTTAATGATCTTCTTGAAGTTTTTAATTGATATCCTGAAACTTGTTGAATACCTATTCGTTCAAAAGCCTCTTCTACTATTTCATCAATAGAAAAAGTTTTGTCGAACGTTGTAGTTCCCGAAGTAGTATTAGCCATTTAAACTCCTAGCCAGTGTAGCCGATAGTAACTGAAGTAGTGTTAGTTAAATCTAAATATATTCCAGTTCTACATCTGATACCGCTTCCTGGAACATAAATATCTAATCCTTCAGTTCCGCAATTACCTTCGAATACTAAAGCACCTGTATTATCTGTTCCATCATATAGTTTGATATTACTATTTGCAACACCTTCAACTTGAATATATGTTATTCTAGCTGGTCCAATAAATGAACCTGTTGCGTTTGTTGCTCTACCAAATCTACCGTCAGAAGTTCTTGTGGAAAACTGTTGGTCTGATGATGCCATATTTTTTCTCCTTAAAATTTTATGTGGGGCCAAAGCCCCACACTAATTATTTATTACGCTTCTTTAGCAAATACACCTTGAGCATCAACAACTGTCCAATGTGCTGTTGAATTCAAAGATGCGATTGTAACAAAGTCACCAACTTTTGATGTAGTTTTTGTATTAATAAGATCTTTATTATCTGTTAAAGATCCAGCATACAAAATACCATCATTAGCATTTGGACTAATAGTTAATGCATTAGTTCCATCTTGACCTGTATTTACAAAAGTAAATACGTAACCAATTGCTATTGCTGGTAAAGTAAATATCACACCATCAGTTGATGACGTAAAAGTCTTTCCAGAATCAGCTGTAGCTACTGTGTAGTTAGATGATTTGTTTTCTAGATTGAATCCAGTTAAACCTGCTTCGTTAAATTTACCTTGCAGAACTGGTCCTCTAAATAGTGTTTGAGCCATGATTATTCTCCTAGTTAAATTCTACATAGTCTCTAGGCCGTCGACTATACTGCGTCTATGCAGAATATTAATTTATGTATAGTGTAAAAAGTATATACTAGTTTTGAGTAGAGTGCAAGAGAGCCTGTAGTGTGGAGTGGAATTTTTCCAACGATGTAGCTTTTTATTAAGTAGCTACTGAAACTTCAGGAGCAGAACTTTCAACGTTGTTCTGATTGTGAGCGATTCTAGCTTCTTCAAGCTTGATATCTGTGATGATTTGTTTGACCTTATCGTCAATTCTAACCATCTCAAGAGTGTATCTGTTATGATCCAGATGCTCCTGTTCCCACTTCAACTCCAAGGACCTTTTTGCTTTGTATAGGTCTTGTATCATCTATAACCTCCTCATAGGTTATTCTATTTACCTTGTCGTCATAACTAACTCCAAGGTTTTCCCAAACTATACTGTTTTCTCCAAGTTTGTCAAGGATAGATTGTTCCAGGTCTGTTGGGGAATCTTTTGAATCAACTGTAAATTTTGCGTGATGATTATACGCCCAAATGTTGACTAAAAATTTTTTCATGAATCTCACCGTTTATTATGAAAATGTGGCCGAACTATGTCCGGCCACAAAATTTATTGATTATGCACCTTCAACGCCGAAGATACCTCTAGGGTCTGATACGCCGAAGCTGTATCTTTCTCTAGCTTTATATCTAACGTTTCCAGTATCAAAGTCGCCTTCCATTGCAGTTGTCAATGGTGCTCTGTTGAACATTTTCATTCCATTAGGAATGTCTGTTAAGATATAGAATGCATCAGAGTCAGTTAAATAGTTATTAACTCTGTATCCTTGCGGAATCATACCCATAGATACGATTGCATTGATATCGTTATCAGCTGTTCCAGTTCTACCTTGAGACTTCATCAATCTTTCAGCTGTGAATTGTAGCTCAGAAGGAATAATCATTTTTACTCCTCTAGCTGCGATTCTTAAACCTCTTTCGTCAGTCATTGCAGCGATGTCGATTAAAGACTGCTCCAATGAAGTTTCGTTAAGGTCAGCTTGAGTTGCTAAAGTGTTAGAAAAAGTACCAGCCACTGTTGGGTGAGCTGTGTTAAATAAACTAACACCGTCACCTGAATCAAAGTTATCCGTAGTTGGAAGACCTTGAATTAGAGGCTCGACTGATTTTACTTGTTTAGCATTACTCATAGATCTAGCTAAAGCTTTTGTATATCTAGACGCAAGTCTATCATACAAGTTGTCCTCAATCGCTTCTTCAGTGATTGCGAACGCTAAAGCTACAGTCTCGTGAGTGTAACGAGCTGTGAAAGTTTCTTGTGCTTCATCAAATGATACACCTGAACCTTCACCTTTTACTTGTGCGTTTGCGAAACCAGATAACATAACTTCTTCTTCAAAAGCTCTGTCAGATGATTCCTCGTTATAAATTTCAGAATGCTGATTTTCATAACGTTTATATTCCAAGCCGAACAGTGCGTTCAAACCTGGCTCTAGTTCTTTAACTAGTTGTGATCGTGATATTGCCATTTTTGTTCTCCTATTCTAGCTTTACGATTGTAGCTCAATTAGATTAGCAACTACTACTACAGATCTGAAAGCCGCATTTTCATCGTTTTCAGGGTCTTCTGCAGATCTTAATAACCTCCATGATTTATCATCATTTCCAGTTACGCCGATATTTAAAGTAGCTGACGAAGCACCAGTAGTTGTACTACCAGCAGAAGCATTAAAGTCATAAGTCTCTAAGTATCCTGCTTGTGCTACGGCTGCATCTGTTCCGCATACATATTGTTGTTGTGGGTTATCGAATACAAATGCATCGATATCTTCCGAGTTTGCTGGTGTTACTTGTACGTAATGGTTTGCAAACGTTGGTTTCAACGTAGTTGCTGCATTGTAAAAGATGCCGTTTAAGACACCAAGTACAGGCGCAGCTGCAGTTTGACCATCAACAATGTAACCAGCAGCAGAAGCAACACAGCCACCATGAAATATAGTAGTTGCATAACCCGCATCGATTTTGTATTTGCCTTGACCAGAAGTCGCTGGAGTTGATCCAAGCGTTCCTGCAGCAGTCAAACCAAAACCTTGTGTGTTTCTATTTGCCATAGTTGTTTCTCCTTATGTACCTGCCCCGAAGGGCCTCCAGTACGGTTTATATTAATTCAGTGATTTAGAAATAGTTAAAAAATTATTTCTTTGTACCACCGAAGGTTACACGAGACTGTCTA